CCAGGATCAGTTTTGCCGATAACGCCATACGAAATATGGCAAATGGAACGATATGGAAATTTTATTTCCGAATCGAATCCCATTCCCCAGGAACCAGGCAAAACATTTTTTGAATATCAAATTGAAATATTCGAACATGATGAAATATATTATCAATAAAAACGGCCCGATCTTATTTCCGGAAAACGTTCCACATGAAACATTCGCCCCGGTTATGGGCGAAATACAATCCGCCGGGTATTGTTCGTTTTGGTTTAGTTCCGAAACGCAACGTTTCGAATGCTTTACCATCCCGGAACCGACCGCAACGCCGAATGATTACGTTATCATTGAAAACTTTTTAAACGATAAAAAATGAATAGGTTAATTCTATCAATCGAACCGGATTCGACATCCGATGATCAAATCAAAAAGGTTTGCCTGGTTGCCGATTCCATATCCGGCGCAATCGTTTTCGCGGACAATGAATTCAATTCCATTGCATCCGTTGAATTGTCCATCCCGGACGCCAAAAAATTAGCCAAAACAATCCTGGAATATTATGGCTAAAATCGTAGCAATATGGGTTCGGTGCCGTTTGTGTCGAACCCTTTACACCATCTCAATTTTAAAACAATCAACATGTCCAAAATGTCATTGCCTAAATGGCCCGAAATGAGCCAACATGATCGCCATCTTTTACTTGGCGAATTAATCGATGCAATGATCTATTCCGGGGAGGCCGTTGTTGTCCTCAAAGATTGCGTCGAGGTTTTCCGCGCCGCCGGATACATAAAATCCATAATTTTACCGGAACATAAATTCGACGAAAATGGTTTCTAATTTTATAACATCAATTCATCATTTGCGCATTGCCACCGAATACATGGATGATATTGTCCGGCAATACCCCGGCTCCCGTTCATGCGTTTTGTTTGATAACTATTCCAAAAAATGCAAATGGATATTGCGCGACATTGCCACCTATCCCCATTTCACCGATGAAATCCGGGATGGCATACAATCGGAAATAAATTCCGATCCGCTTACATATCGCGCCATCATGGAACGCATTTCATTGCTTGCCCCGGATCAACGCAATTTGTTGGAATTCGTTATTGATGATCTTTTGAATGGTAAACAAATAAAAATCCAGGTCGATGAATAACCGCCAATTTCAACATGGTTTTATTGTCGGGTTCCTTGCCGCTTTGATTGCAATTTTAATAATCGGTCTGATATGAAAAAAAACATTGAATTAATCGTGCAAGTTATTTTCTTTTTTGTCATCGCGGTTCCAACGGCGATTTGTTTCTATATCGCCAATGAAATATTTTTCATATTCAAAAAAATCATCAAATGAAAATAACCCATTCTATCCAGGAATACATCGATAAAAACGAAACCCGGCGGAATGTCCGTTGGCGCATTCACGGCGGCCGATGGTTTTTTGAATTGTTCCCCGGGTTTTGGCAACACGAACATTCATTCGACCGGTTTTTCCCGAAATATGAATATCAGCGTTTCAATGGAAAGGGTTTGAACCCGGACAAAACGAAAATCGTATGAAAAAATATGTGTTGCGTTGCCGGACAATGGCCGGGAATACTTTGTTTTTTTGCCATCAATACGTTGCCGGAACCAAACAAAACGTTTTTGTTTCGAACATAAACCAGGCGTTAATATACTATGAATATGAAATCGGAACGGCGGAAATTGAATTAATCAAAACAATGTCAAATTATGGAATCAAATCATACACCATTGAAATATTGTAAGTATTGCAATGAAACAAAATCGCGCGATTTGTTTCCGGTTAATATCATGATGAATGATCACCGGGAAAGCAAGTGTAAAAAATGCCGGGCCGAATATGACAAAATGAAACGCGCCAAGCGTAACGCCGGCAACGTTATTTCACATTTTTAGTAATTCGAATAAATCGTTTTCCCGTTTACCCTTGATGCGCGCAATATTTGTTTGCGTTGCTTGCCGGTTGTTTCATACGATACATGCACCCAATCCGGATTTTGTGCATCCCCGAATTCATAAATCAATTGATCAAATATTAGGCTATCCTTGATGTAATCAAAAACCATGCGATTGGTAACGCCATGTGGCGTGCCGTCCATGTCAATATCGATGGCCTCACCCGAACAATGTTGGGATGTCGCGGAACCACCAATCGCGGCGTTTAATTCCTTTGAACGATAACCGGATGAAATAATGATCGGACAACGGAAATGGGTTCGTATTGGTTCGAATATCGCCTCTGCCAATATCTTGAAATTGTTGATATGTTCCGGCGTTGGCATGTTTGAAATACCTTTCCGCTTTGCGGATTCTGACCGGGTTACCTCCGCCAAATCTAAATGTTCGGATAATTTCATTTTTTAAGTTTTAAGTAAACATATCCGGCAACCGCCAGGATCAAAATAATAAGCCATCCGGCGCGCCTTTCGGCCTTTCGTTCCCATTCCATTGCCTTCGCATTTGATGCCGTCAATTCGGCCCGAATTAAGTTTAAACGGGCATTGTCCACAACAACGGATTTGATGGTATCGTGAATGGTAATGGATTTGATAATATCGCGATATTTCAACCGGGTTAAAAACGTTGTATCGTTCCGGGTTTCATTTTGTATCGTTGTATCGTTTTGAACCAATGTATCAATCCGGATGGTTGTATCGGATTTCACAATGTACGTTGTGTCATTGGCGCAATAACCCCCGGCAACCACAACCTTTGCAACGGCATCAAGTTTGTTTTGATCGCGCAAAACTTGTTTTACCGGATTGCATGAGAATAAAAACAATATCAAAAATAAAAATATTGCAATCAACAAAATAACGTTGACGGGATCAATCTTTATTTTCATCTTTTTTAAATATTTTTTCCGCGGATGTCAATCCCAACGCCGCGAATGCCAACGATGCAACCGAATAAACAAGGGCCTCCGATGGTTCGTTTTGTTCCGTATGATTGGCGTACAATGTCCAACAAAGGAACCCGGCGCAAATTACACCGACTAAACGCTTCGATGATGCCTGGCCGTTTTCCGAAACAAACCCGGATAAAAAATCAATTATTTTTTTCATATTCGGTTGAATCAATGGATTGAATGGAATCGGTTGTTGTGCGTTTCCGGCCCCAAAAATTGGTTTTTTCTTTTATGATAATCGTATCATGAATGATAATCGTTTTCACCTTTAACGCCTTGAACGCGCGCAAATCCTTTGCGTTTTGTTGTTCCTTTACATGAATAAAATGATCAACCTTTGGAATCAATCTTGCAATGGTGTCGGTTCTTGAAATTGATTTTTGCAATAATGTATCAACATGATCAACAACAATGGTTGATTGTTGTTTCATTTCACATGCCACAAATAACACTATGCAAAAAATGTATTTCATTTGATGGCCCCCATTTCCTTTAATGTCAAAAGTTTAGCGGTTGTGGCCGCTAACAACGAATCGGAACGTTTTAATTGAACCGATAGCGCATCGATTTTCAATTCAAGGTTTTCAATTTTCGCGCCTTGCTTTTCGATTTGTTCGGTGTACATCAATTTTTGATCAATGTATAAATAACCGATGGCAAACAAGGTGATGAATAAAAACGCCTTTACCGGATCTTTGCTGAATTGGTCAAATGACAAAGGAAATGCCTTCATAAAACATAAAGTATTTATACGGATTTGTGGCGAAAAATACTTAATTGTTGCAATTAAAAAACAACACCATCCCGGGAATGAAATGGTGTTATTGTTTTTTTAATCTTCGGATTTTTCCTCTTGCATTTTTTGCGCAATCTTTTGGTTCACCTCTTGCAATTGTTTTTGCAAATATTCCAAATTGCTTAAAATGTCATAGGCCTGGGCCTTCAATTCGATTAATTCCATAATGTTTAATTTAAGGTAAAATTACTAAATTTAACTTATCCGCACTCCATTGATAAATCCAAGCGTTAATCGCCATTGCAGGTTGGTCTCCCCAAGCGATGTAGTCCGCACCATCAATGGTGAGGTTACCTTGAGCAACTTGCTCACCTTGTGATTCAACACCTTCAGCATCTACTACTTTAGTGAACAACTGCCAATAATTGGTAGCACTGTTCTCGTAGTTGTCATTAATGCAAGTAACTTGAAAATACTCTGCTTGTTTGCTTTCGCCATTTACCCATATTGTAACGGGTGAGATTTGTTTTGCCATTTTTATTTTATTTTAAATAATTACTAATTTATTAATATGATTAAGGAATGCGTCTACATTTTCAGCAAACATAAATTTATAACCCTTAACATTATACTTGCCAAAACTCTTACATGATTTTTGTATATCCTTTGGGTATGCACCAATAGCAACTTCTGCCTCTTTTATTGAATCATATCTTGCTAATAAATCCATATATAAATTATACATATAAACTGGTTTTGCCTTACCTGATATATGCTGATAGTTTGATATTCTTTCTCTTGTTGAATCGGATGCAGTTATACCTTTTCTTGACCTTCCCTCTTTGCACATATTGCAACATAGTTCATTGTCTACATTGTTAAATAGGTATTTGCTTTCTGCTTTATTTAATTCATCAATACTGCATTCCTCTATAACGCTAAATTCAAAACTACCATATTTGTTATAGCAATTTTGAAACCTACTATTAGTATGCTTTCCTTTTTCAGCATCTCTTAAATGCTGACCTTTTCTCCTATTAAGGTTAACCGCCTGACCTATATAGTAATGACCATTAGGGAAAGTTATTTTATATATTCCAACATTACCAACAGGCTTGCCAAGTTGTTCCATCATAGCAGTTTAGTTTGTTATTTGTTGTATCATAAAACATTAATCCCGTTGCAGGTGATGCAATTGCCAACATCTGTGTATTAGTTCCCCGAGGAGGGAGGAAACCTTTGGTGGTTGAATCTGCTTGTAGAATTGCTGATGCCGAAGAAGATATAGTACCTATACATACGTTACCTGTACTTTCAATACGCATATACTCTGTAAACGGACTTGTTGCTTTTCTAAAAATAAATCTACTTTCAGAAGCAATATACATTCCACCACTTGTTGCAGCAGTCAAATACAACCCCGATGCATCTGTTGTATATATTTCAGATGTTCCAACTCCGTTTAATGTTAGTCTACTACTTACAGTAAGAGTACTTGAGAATGTTGCTGCTCCACTAACTTGAAACCTACTACCATTGTCAGTCGTAGTTCCCACAAGGAGGTTGCCGCCTGCGGTAAATCTTGCTCGTTCTGTGTCGCTGGTATTAAAAACTAATGGATGTGATGATTGAGAACCTATTACTACTGCATCTCTAAATGAAGTATTACCTGTTGCACTTCCTCCTATTCCAAAATATGCATTTGCACTTGTCATTGCTCCGCTTATAAAAACGCTATTATATGCAGAAGTAGAAGAAGAAGGTTGATAAAATCTTGTGTTGTATGAAACATCTCTTGCATTTACATCTAAAACATAAATAGAAGATGGAGATGCGTTATTAATACCAACGCTTGTACCATTATCAAATATCTGACTATTTCCTATCGCACTCCCACTTGTCCATTTAGGTAAGAAGTTCGTTGTTCCTGTTCCTGTAACGGGGTTGGTTAAGGTTGATGTAGAACCATCTGCCATTAAATATTGTGATGATGTACCACCT